AGTATCTACTATGACCTATACAAAACGCTTCTCAAACAAATCCGGTATCTCTAGTCCCATTTCTGGATTCAATAATAATACCGGTGCATGGAACGGTAGTCCAGGACAAAACGGTAGTGATACCGGTGGTTACAACAATGCTGAAATGGGCTATAAGAACTATCGTAGCCGGTTACCAGAAGTATATACAGGTCACCCAAATCGTATTGAACGCTATAACCAATATGAAATGATGGATGTTGATGCTGAAATTAATGCTTGCTTAGACATTATAAGTGAATTCAGTACACAAACAAACGAACATAATAAAACACCCTTTGACTTAGATTTCAAAGACGAACCTACACAACATGAAGTTGAACTATTAAAAACACAACTGCAACAATGGTGCAAATTAAACGAATTTGATACTAGAACATTCAAAATCTTCCGTAATACAATTAAGTTTGGTGATCAGGTCTTTGTACGTGACCCAGAAAACTTTAAGCTATACTGGGTAGATATGACTAAGGTTATTAAAGTTATTGTAAATGAAAGTGAGGGTAAAAAGCCCGAGCAATATGTTATTAAAGATATTAACATTAACTTACAGAACTTGTCAGTAGCTACTAAAACTAATACAGACTTTGCCGCTAATCCAGCAACTGGGGTAGGTGGTACAGGCGGTGGTGGTGCAGGTGGCGGGTATACAGTACCTGCAATGCCCTACAACACATCGGGTAGTCGTTTTACGTTAGGTCAAAGTGAAGCAGCCATTGATGCTAAACACGTTGTTCATCTAAGCTTAACAGAAGGGCTAGACCGCTTCTGGCCCTTTGGTCAAAGTATTTTAGAGAATGTCTTTAAAGTCTATAAGCAAAAAGAATTATTAGAAGACGCGGTTCTTATCTATCGTGTACAACGTGCTCCAGAACGTAGAATGTTTAAGATTGACGTTGGTAATATGCCAAGTCACTTAGCTATGGCTTTTGTTGAACGTATTAAAAATGAGATTCATCAAAGACGTATTCCAAGTACGCATGGTGGTGGCAGTGTAGTTGATGCTAGTTATAACCCATTAAGTATGAATGAAGATTACTTCTTCCCAGTTACTGCTGACGGAAGAGGATCAAGTGTTGAAGTGTTACCTGGCGGACAAAATTTGGGTGAGATTGATGACTTGCGTTACTTTAACAACAGATTAGCACGTGGTTTACGTGTGCCAAGTAGCTATCTTCCAACAGGACCAGATGACAATCCTACTCCAATGAATGATGGACGTGTTGGTACAGCTATGATTCAAGAGTTCCGTTTCAATCAATATTGCGAACGTTTACAAAAATATATCAGTCAAAAGCTAGATGAAGAATTTAAATTATTCTTACGTTGGAGAGGATTGAATATTGATAGTGGTCTATTTCAATTACAGTTTAATCCACCACAAAACTTTGCAGCCTATCGTCAAAGTGAATTAGATACAGCACGTATTACTTCATTCAGTGCTATTGAACAATATCCATACATAAGTAAACGTTTTGCGTTAGAACGATTCTTGGGCTTATCCGAAGAAGAAATCAGTAAAAACGAAAAAATGTGGCGTGAAGAAAATGATAAAGAGATTGAGATTGAACCACAAGGTAATGATTTACGCAGTATTGGTGTATCAGTGGGTGATATTGAATCTGATACACAAACAGGTGAAGATATGAATGCTCCTCCCCCAGAAGGTGGATTAGACGGTATGGAAGTAGCCGGCCCAGTTGGCAATGATGCCGGTGCTATGGCAGGCAATGCACCTGGCGGTGCGCCCGGACAGATTTAAGATAAATAAATAATATGAAACTTTTTGAGATGTTTACTCCCGCTATAGAAGGTTACCAAGATGTAGAGTCTGATAACAGTAAGCCAAAGTGGAAAGAAAGCCGTAAAACTAAATTAACATTACGTCAGATTCGTAAATTACGTAAGATGAATGATGTTAGAAATTATGAAAAGGCTAGTTATCTTAAAAAGATTAACGCACAGTATAGTCAGCCAAAACCTGATCAACCACAACTATAAGTTAATAAACTTATAAAAAAGCCTTATTCTAGGTAAAAACGCAAAAAAACAGCACTTATTGTGCTGTTTTGCCATATACGCACTAAATAATTCTACAAAGCCATTTATATAGGAGACATTCAATGGATAATAAAAAATTTGAACAACTGATTGATTTGATTATCAATGAGAACGAAGAACAAGCCCGTGCATTATTTCACGATATCGTAGTTGAGAAAAGCCGCGAAATCTATGAATCAATGATGGACGAAGATGACATGATGAATCAGCCTTCTGGTCCAGTAGAAGATTTGCTAGACGAAATTGGTAGCGAAGAATCTGGTATGTCAGAAGATGAAGATGAAGAATTTGACATTGATGACATGGATGACGACGGTGAAGAAACTATTGACATTGATATGGACGATGAAGAAGGTGGCGAAGAAGGTTTAGAAGACCGTGTTGTTGACCTAGAAGATAAATTAGACCAGCTAATGGCTGAGTTTGAAGAAATCATGGGCGGTGATGACGATATGGGTGACATGGATGGTGACGACATGGACGGCATGGATGACATGGCAGGTGATGACATGGATGGCGAAGAAGATCCTATGATGGAAGCTATCACACTAAAGAAAGTTTCTGTAACTCACGGTGACAACGGTGTTCAAAACAGAAGCACAGTTGACGCAAACAGCGGACAAGCTGGAATGGATAGTAGACCAGTTAAGTTTAGTGGTGCTAGTGAATCAGTTCCAACAGGACCAAAAGGCCCAAGTAACGCATACGCAAAAGGTGAAACATCAGTTAAAGGTGCAGGATCATTTAAAAATAGTCCAGCACAAAATAATGCAGACTTAACAGCCGCACCTAAGCCAGTAACTAAAGACGAAGCAGGTAAAGTTCGTAGCCCAGTAGCAGAGTCACGTAGAACTACTGCTAAAAGACGCATTTAAGGAATTTGAGAGCAATGGCTTTGTATCTTAAAGAGCATCTGACATTCGACCGTGCCGGTATGGTGGTTGAGTCTGTCAGTGAAGGCGACAAGAAGAACCTTTATATGAAAGGTATCTTCATTCAGGGCGGGGTAAAGAACGCAAATGAGCGTGTTTACCCCGTGTCTGAAATTGAAACAGCCGTCGGTACTCTTAACGAACAAATTACAAGTGGCTACTCAGTATTGGGTGAAGTAGATCACCCAGACGATTTAAAGATTAACTTAGACCGTGTATCACATATGATAACAAGCATGTGGATGGATGGTGCTAATGGTTTCGGAAAATTAAAGATTTTACCAACTCCAATGGGAGAACTTGTAACAACTATGTTACAGAGTGGTGTGAAACTCGGCGTTTCAAGTCGTGGTAGCGGTAACGTGAATGACATGGACGGCAAAGTGAGTGACTTTGAAATAGTCACTGTGGATATTGTCGCACAACCAAGTGCACCCAATGCTTATCCTAAAGCAATCTATGAAGGCATGATGAATATGAAGCATGGTCATAAGTTGTTGGATCTAGCAAAAGAGGCACAAGGCGACAAGAAGGTACAGAGATACCTGAAAGACGAAGTGGTTCGTCTTATCAAGGATCTCAAAATTAACAAAGGGGATTAAGCATGTTAGATGCTATCAAACCATTACTTGAGAGTGGATTAATCAATGAAGAAACAGGTGTCGCTATAAACGAGGCATGGGAATCTAAATTGAATGAGGCTCGTGAGCAAGTACGTGCAGAATTAAGAGAAGAATTCGCACAACGTTATGAACATGACAGATACGTGATGGTAGAAGCCCTTGATAAAATGGTCAGTGAAGGACTACAGCATGAGATTGAAGAATTTCAAACTGAACGTCAAGCAATGAACGAAGACCGTGTGATAGCGCAACAAAAATTGCGTGAATCAGCTACAAAATTCAATGATTTTATGGTTACTAAACTAGCCGAAGAAATCAAAGAACTACGTAGTGAGCGTAAACTACAAATGGAAAGTCAAGAAAAGTTAGAACAATTTATTGTTCATGCTTTAGCACGTGAAATTAAAGAATTCACACAAGACAAACAAGCTGTAGTTGAAGCAAAGGTTAAGTTAGTTGCTGAAGGTCGTATACAACTTGAAGCATTAAAGGCACGTTTTGTTGCTGAATCTGCTAAGAGATTGACTACGGTTGTCGCTAACCAACTCAAAGGTGAATTAGGTCAATTGAAAGAAGATATCAAAATTGCTCGGGAGAATAGTTTTGGTCGTCGTATCTTTGAAAGCTTTGCAAGTGAATTCAGCGTCACTCACTTAAGTGAGAAAGCAGAAACTCGCAAACTAATGACACAGCTAGAAGAAAAAGATAAAAAACTAGCCGA